ATATCATTATTATTATAATTAGGTAAAACTATAATATCAAAATCTACATTTATGTTAATAACAAAACCATCTCTAATTTTAATAGAATCATTAACTATTCTATATTGAGAAAGATACGTTTTTAAATTATTTTTTAATGATGAAGTAGCGTTTTTTAATTTTTTATTACTATCATATGCTAAAACATATAAATTTATAGATGATAAAGATTCACCTGGGAGTAGGTTTTCTAATCTTTCAGGTTCAGCATATATTTTAGCTAATGAACCATATTGTGAGGGTAAACTCATAGCTCTAACTAAATAATCATCTTGAGTTACAGCTCTTAATTGAGTACCAAAAGCGGCTAAGGAATTCTGTTTTATTTCTTCTGTTGTATCACCATCTGATCCTCCAGTAGCAGATGCTGGGTTTTGGGCTACTACAGATCTTATTGTGTCAAGATCATTACCCGCACCAGGAACAGTTATAGTTCCTGTTATAGTAGAAAATGAATTAGCAGGAACATTAGCTGCTACTCCACCTCCTGTTAAATATCTAATTGTTAAAGTAGTATTAGAAGGAGCTATACCATAAGTACTTGTGTATAAGAAGTTTGCTGGGTCATAAGCTGTAGTAAGATACTCATTTGTTGAAAAAAAGTTTCCAACATTAGTAGGGTCAGGTATGATTTCTTCTTCAACATTAGATGTAGTAGTGCCAGCACCAAATTGAATTTGAAGAGTTGTAGGTGAAGTAAAACGAGTTACAAATCGTCTAGGAGCTTTAAGAAGTTGTAATAAATATGGCACTTCTCCTCTATCTGATAAAGTATTTCTTATACTATCATATATCATTTCTTGGGCAAGGTATGGTACTTCATACCATCTATTACCTCCACTATCTGTAATGTCTAATATTTGAACTATGTCTGTATCATTAATATCAATAGTTTGAAAACGTTGAGGTGATCCAAATGTAAATGTTCTTGTTTTAATTTCAGCTGATATAGCTTTACGAGTTTTTTTAAGAAGAAAATACTCAGGTTGATTTGTAGCTGAATCTATAGTTAGAATACTAACTTGGGTTGGGTCAGAAGAGCTTGAAATTGAAAAATCAACTGTATCTTGGATCACAAAATTAGTAGTTCCTGCTAAACTAGATCTTAAAGTAGCATTATTATTAATAAAAACAGCATACCTGTAATCTGGAGCCCACCCAGCAGGAGTGGACAATGAAGGTACTTGTTGGTATATATCAACATCAACAACTGCTACACCAGTAACTTTAGGTTTATAACCTAACATATAAGCTAAGGTATATAAATTATTTTGTTGACGAGCAAATTGAATAAAATTTTCTTGAATTTGGTTATCAAGATAAAATGATAAAACATCACCAACATATGCTGACATTTCTAAAAATAGCATTCCTGGTGAGGAAGGAGAAAAGTCATTATAAGTTGCTGGGAAGTATGTTTTGGTATATTCAATTAAGGCGTTTCTTAATTCACCAAAATCTTTGTTTAAATATTTTACATCTCTATTTTCAGCTGCCATGTTTAAAATAATATTTGTATATTTTGAGCTCCACTACCATAAATTGAATATACTATATCTAATTGAATAGCATTTTGTTCGTATAATGGAGTTAAAGTAATTGATATGATATTAACACTAGGAAAATTAGATGTTATATCATTATTTAATTTAATTTCTAAAGCTCTTAAATTTGATTCAGTTATATTCTCAAAAATAAAAGCTCTTAAATTTGAACCAAAATTTGGATTTAAAACCCGTTCACCTTTATTAGTTAAAATATAATTTATCATATTTGACTTAATCTGGTCAACAGTAGTATATGTTGAATTGAATACTGAATTACCAGTTGAATATGTTGGTGATAAATTATCTGAGCCGGCTGATCCAGTATATAATAGATTATTAAATGTAGTACCTTTACCATTAAAAGGAATAGACACCCCAACAGCAACTCGCTTGTTTATATCTAAAGGATGTTTATTTGGTAATCTAACTGCCATTATTTAGTAGTCATTAATCCCATAATTTGATCTAAACTTACTTCACCACCAGGTAAACTTGAACCTTCACCTGTTGTACTAACAGGAGGAGGAGTATAAGCAGGTTGAGCATGTGATGAATTAGCAGTTATAGTAGCATCAAATTCACCACCAATCATAGCTCGCAAGTTACGTTTAATGTCTGGGTTGATGGTTGTTGGTTTTGTAGTGTAAGGAATAGGGTTAGCATTTTCATTAACTACCATTTTAGGAGAACGTACTGCTTCAAGAAGTATATCTTTAATTTCTTCTTGAATTGCTTCACGAACTGCTTCTTTAATTAACTTTTTTAATAAATCTGTTTTCATAGTAATAAATATTTAATTATCCAGCATTTAAATCAGGATTTGAATCTATAATGAATTTTAATTGATCTAATAGTACTTGAGGGTCAGAAGCAAATGATGAATCTGTTTTTAATACAGGTATCCCAGTTTTAGTTAATGCTTGAGCAAAACGACGAGGATATTTATTAGAATTAGTTTCATCTAATTTTATTTCTAACTTAAATCCTTTGTAAGTATCATTTTCTTGGGTTGATTGTATAACAGTGCTATTACTTACCCCAGTTGATTGATTTACAAAAGTATTTAATTCATCATTAATAGTTTCAAAAGGTAAATTTTGTTCTTGAGCACACTGTTGGATTAAAGTATCTAAATTATTTAATAATCTTAAAATAATACCTAAAACTGCTCCAAAAGCTGCTAAAGATAAAGTAACTATATTAATAACAACTTGTGCTTTTTTTAATGCCTCTTTTAATTTATCTTTACCAGTACCTGTTGTTTCTATAATACCTGTAGTTAATGGTGGTAAACCAAGAGGAGGAAAACCAGTAGCAGGATATGGTAAAGTTTCTAATACTAAAATTCCAGCTTGGACAATTGTTATAGTAGTGTTTACACCTAACAATATTTTAGATAATGTGGTAATAGTTTTGTAGGCATTATTTATTTGTTTAACTAGTTTATTTCGTTTATTTATTAATTCTAAAATTTTACCTTGACTAGGACATGAAATTTGATCTTTAATATTATCTAAAGGTATTTTAGAAATGATTGCTTGTAAAGCAATAGCCCCAAAAGGTGCTAATAATTTTATAACAAAAGGAATAAGAGTTTTTTTAACTTCTTCTTTTTTATTATTAGCAGTAACAGCAAATTTTTCTTGGAATGAAAGTTCAGAATTACCTTGTTGTTTAAGTAATTTTTTTTCTTCAGTTAATACTTCTTGATTAATTTTACTAGTCGCTGTAGCTGTAACATCAGGAGTAGGAGGCATTTGTATGCGAGGTACTTCATATGTTTTTTTACCATCTCCAACTTCATTTGCACTAGTTTGTTGTACATTATTTATGGTTCTAACTTCATGTCCTTCTTTAGAAAAAGTGATAGTAGTAGATGAAGGATTAAATCCAGCAGATGGATATTCAACTTCCCAATTACCATCTTTATCTGTCACTACAGTAACAGGTTCTTCAACAGCTGTTGGATTAACATCTTCAAAACTAGTAAATTTAAGATTAGCTACATTATATTCTGTACCTTTTTCACTCCATGCTTTTTTTAAAGCATCTGTATTAATATAATTAGGTTGAGGTGGTGGATCTACTTTATATTTACCCTGTTGAGTCCCATAATTAGGATATTTATTCAACAACCACTTCCTAAATTCATCACTTTCCGCTGAGGTTTTAAAGGGAGTATCAGGGTATGATTGGTTTGGGGATGATGGGGTAGGTTGTGGGTTATTAACTTGTTGCTGAGTTGTTTTAGCTAAAGTTTTAGTTGATGCTTGTTTTCTAGCTATTTCTTTATCTGTTGAATCAGCTATTACATTTCCATTTTCATCTTTAACTTCATATTTCCCAGTAGTCTCATTTAAAATAGGTTCACTAAGTTTTATTGAGGTGGGTGTTATTTTAACAGTAGCCCCAGATATCGGTTTTCCTTGAGAATCTACAGCTTTACCAGCTATAGTTACTTTATCAGTTGTTGAGGATTTAGAACCACTATAGTATGAAGGAATAAATGAAGGATCTTTTCCTGAATATTGGATTCTAGCTTGTATAAGTTGTTGAGCTACATCTTTAACAGAGTATTTAGAATTAGCAGGGTTAGGTCCTTGGCCGCCATAATATGCTTTATTTCCTACTCCTGTTGTTACATCACCCCAATTCTTTCCATCCTTAGTGATTATAGGAAAAGATGCAAATTCTAGTCCTAAGGCTTGAATAGCTCTTTCTAAATCTTTTTTATCACCACTATTGTTACCATTAATATAATTACCAGTGTCTTTTCTTTTATTTAAAACTAAGTAATCACCTAATTCTTCTTGAGTAGTAACATCATACTTTTTATCTAAATATTTTAATTTACTAGCTACTGAATATAAAGTACCAGGAATAAGTTGATATTTACCAACAGCGAATAAATCACCTTTACCTAAAGGATTATCACTACTTCTTTGTAAGGTTAGTATTTCCCTAATAGTTTTAGTAGTTAATTTTATAGCATCTACTTTATAATATTTAGAAGAAGGAATTGATGATCTTATACCACTTCCACCACTTTTTCCAAAGTTATAGATTTCGTAATCACCTCCACTTTCATCTTTAGCAATAAAATCTTTTATGTTTTTTAATCCAGCAGTATTAGCCATAGTTTTTATTTTTTATTACTTTAACTAATATAAACTTTTTTAGAAAGAATATCATTACTTTGAAGAATTTGTTGGAATTTTTGACAAGCTACTTTTACTGTAGTTCCAGCTGAGGTTAAGGTTTCTACAGGGCCAATAATAGCTGTATTTGTTTCCATAGCTATACCTACAAGTTCTAAAGCAGAAGCAAATTCTTTTAAATGTTCAATTAATTTTTCTCCAAATACAGCAGATTGAAGATTAACACCTTCTGTACCTAAAGAAGATCCAAGATATACTTTAGGAGTAGATAATGTGATGTAATCTTTAGCGTCAAAATTAAGAGTTGTTTCTGCTGAAAGATGAATTGATTTATTAGAACTTAATAATATATGATCATTTTTAGCATTAAAAACTAATCTTCCTGAGTTTAGGATTACTTGATTACCAACATATGATTGAGCTAAAGTAGGAGCTTTGCTAGTGTCTTTATATGAATCAATCATATTACTAGACATTTCTATTGGAATTTGTTGTCCCGCTGTTAGATAAACAGAAGACTTATCAGTATTTATATCTTCTAAAGTAGGTACCCAAGAATCTGTCCCTTCATCTACATTTTTAGCATTACCAGCTTGACCATTTCTTATAATAAGAATAGGATCACCCTCATCTCCATACTCAGACCAACTGTTAGGATATAAAGATCCATTAACTGTGGAACCAAATCTTATAGAATTACCAAAACGTCCTTCATAAATTATATCTCCTTCATATGGTAAAAGAGGATAAGTATCTAAAACATTATTTTCATTAAAAGTATTACCTAAATCTATATCAGTATCTTGATCTGTTATTCTTCTAACTGATCCAGCTTCAATTAAAGGATATTCTTTATTTTCTAATTCAGGAGTAACATCAGTAGATGGTACAGCATTATGTACTTGACTATTCCAAGCATTTATTGGAGGTAAATAATAAGCAGCTAAAGCTGAGGTGTTTTCAACTACATTAGGATCTGCTAAATATATAATAGGAACTAATTCGTTTATTAACGGATATTGTTTAATATTTGGAAAAGCAGGATAAGCAGGTATAAGAGGAATTTCTTCTTTACGATTTGGTTGAGCAGTTGGTTCAATAAAAATAGTTCCTATACCATTCCATCCTCCAAAATCTTCAAAAAGTTCATGAGTACTATCTAAAATAATATCCCTAACTCTACTAGAAATAATATTACTAGATCTAACAGTTGAATTTACATCTAATTTAGGTACATTATATTTAACAGTATTACCAAAACCATATTTTACACTAATACTCATTATTCACCTCCTTCTTTAAACTTATCTAATTCAGCAAGTAATTGGGATTTTTCTTCTTCAGAGATACCAAAACCACCTTCAGCAGTTCCGTTATTATTCATAATACGTTGGATGATAGTAGCCATTTTAATCAATTGCTCATCATTTTTAACACTTATTTCTAAGTATTCTTTAATTAAAGGAACAATTAAAGTAGCATCTCCTATCTCATTTACTAGTGGTTTTAATTCTGATATAAGAGCAGAGATTTGTTTATCTTTTTTCTTTTGATTATTATATATCTCCTCTAATATGTCAGAAAATTTCTTACCACCAAATACGACATTATCTAAACCATTCATGGTACGTGTTTAACAATAAATATAATTATGGAAAATTTGTATACCCATTTTCTAAATAAAAATAATAATATTCTTTAAATATATCGTAAAGTTTATTTGCTATTTTAGTGATTTTAGGGGTTTTAGCATCAATTATTTCCCGAATGTAGATGTATAATGCTTTCTTATTAAAGATTTCTATACTTTCTCTTTTACGAAATAATTCTAAAATTGCGTCTGCTATTTTAGCATCTCCATCTTTAGGAAACAATGTATGAATGTTATTAGTACAATAATCAACATATTGATCCATAAATGCATTTAATTTTTGATTTATAGGAGTCTCATCAATGTTGTAACTATATTTTTCATTTGATTCTAACTCTTCAACTGGAGCTTTATCTACTCGTTTTTTATAGTTTTTAGTATTTGAAATAATAAGATAACGTTTAGCAATAGTACCAAAATATGAATATGCTTTAGCTCCTCGACTTGGATCAAATAAATGAATTTTAGAAAGTAAAAATGAAATTACTTCATGTTGTAAATCTTCAATATTACTTACCTCAGTATAATAAAACTTAAAAGTATGAATAATGTTTTCTGTTAGTTTAAAGAAAGCATAATGGATTCGATCACGATAAATTCTACTTCTTACTTCAAAATCCAAAGTATTATTATACTCAACAATTGCATTTTCTGTTTCTTGAGTGAAATATTGAACACCTTTACTTTTAGTTTTTTTTAAAACTTCTTGAGTTATATCACTTGTCATAAATTTTTAATATTAAACTGGTTCAATACACTTTGGATTTGTTTAATTGATTCAAAAAAGAAACCTACTTCATCATCTGATTTAAATGATTCTTTAGCATCTACTTCTTTAAGTTTTTTATCTGACATTTCGATTATATCAGATACTTTATTTAAGTAAGACATGTATCCTAAAAGGATATCTTCTTGCTTTTCATTTTTTCTAAGTAAGTTAAAGGTCGTATATCCTAAGATTACGACCATTAAACTTAATATAACAATAGCTATTATCATATATTATCTAATAAACTTTTTAATCCTTCACTTTTAATACTACCTAAAGCTTTAGTTTTAGTTTTTTTTTCTTTAATAGTAAAGTTTGATGGATTATTTTGGGTTACTTCGCCTTTAAGTTTAGGCATCCATACTTGTTCGAACTCAATACGTGCTGCCATTAAATCCGCTTGATGCACAATAAACACTAATGCAGTACGTGGTTTTGTTTCTGGTGACCAAGACATTAAATATGGTTTGTTAGCATCATCATATAGACCATCATGTAACTTGATTGCTAACATCTCGTTTCTGGAGAATGTAACACCGTGAGACATGAGTAAATGTAATCCACGATCTGGTACTGACATATATTCAAGTCGATCATTGAATTTATAGTCTTCACCTAGTTTTTCTTTACGCCATTGGTCTGTCTGGGGTATATATGATTCG